TGATACAATGCAAATTCTTCACTAGGAGAAAAATCTGTCATGGTCTTATATTTATCTAATACTTCATGTACTTTATTTTTCCACTTAATATCATCTGATTTTCTGTAAATTCTCCATTGATAATCAGGCCAATTAACCCAACCTTTTTCATTAACCCCCCAACCCCACATTTGAATATGTTGAGGTGTAAGACCTTTTACAGTATTTACCCTAGGAACTCTAAAAACATCTATATCATTAGTTTCTAAAATTTCAGGTAAATAATCTACCAAATATTTACTAGGCATTTCATCAGCATCAATCTGAAAAACATAATCACCTGTACACATATCAGTAAGCCAATTCTTCATTTTTCCAAAATCACCCTCAAAATCATATGAATACCATCTAATAGGATAATCTTGCATGGGATTATATGCTGTTCCTGGGTCTATTGAAACGAGATATTCTCTAACTTCTTTAGTACCATTTACTGAATCATATACTATTACAATTTCATCTTTATCTCTTTTATTTTCAATTAAAAATGAGAGAAGACGTTCAATCTCCTCTCTTTCATTGCACACAGGTATTGCGTAACTTATTTTCATTTTTATACTTCTTGTTTATCGAATATACCAATAAAATCTAAAGCATCCAAGAAATCTTTCTCATTATAATGAGTAATTGTTGACATATCCATTCTCCATTCATAAAACTCTCCTTTTTTACCTGGGATAGGATATTTTTCTTTTTCTTCTTCTTTTACAGGAATTGCTTTAACAGCTGACCATTTCCAATTATCTGCTCTGGTTCCATTAGCAAATACCATTCCTTTAGTAGGTAAATTAATAGCAGTAGGCATCCAAATTTTACCTTCTTCATCTTCACCCATTAATTCTTTATACAAATCAGGTAAGGTTTCCATTTGTTGTTCAAAAAATTCTTCACCTTTTTTCATTAAAGAATTAGTTTGAAAACCACATCCATAACACATATAATTGGTAATAGATTCATTTACTTCTTGGGAATAACAAGCATCCCCCTCACATCTAGCACATTTAATTAAATTGTCGTAACCCATAATTAAGATTCTTTAACAGCTACCTCTTTTTTCTTTGGTAACTCTATTTTTTTAAGTTTTGGTAATTGTAATTTTACTTGTTTAGGAAACTCAGGAATATTTTTATCAAGATATGCATTCAACATTTCATCCATTTTTTCCCAACTAAAATTAGTTTTAGAATAATGGGCTTGACGTTTACCTAATTCAGCATATTTTTTATAATTTTCAAACATATCTTTTAAGTAATGTCCAATTTCTCCTGAATTAGGAGAAAACCATTGAGATTCTTTTAAAATCATATCTTTAACAACAGCTGAATCATCTACATTTTTTAATTCTCCATTAATTAAAGTAGTAAATTCTGAGTTTAAAAAATCAATATGACCACTCCAATTGGTTGCTAATATTGGTTTTTTAGTTAAACTAAATTCAAGTAGAGGACGCCCAAAACCTTCTCCTTTAGTTAAACTAACCATAGCTTTTACTTTAGAATGATTATAAATTGAATTCATTTCTTCATCACTAAATTCACCATGAAGTAAATAAACATTAGGTAACCTTCTAGCATTTACAGTAGATTTAATTTGATTGATTTTATCTATAATTTTATCCCTACCCATATAAGAAGCTCCTGTAACTGCTGTTTTAAGAATCAATGCAGGAGCATTTTGTTTATTTTTAAATAATTCAAAAAAGGCTTTAACTAATAAACCTACATTTTTTCTATCTTCCCCTAGGTTTCCTTGCATCCAATGTCCTACAAATAGATAAGCAAATTTTTCAGGAATATTAAAATCAACTAAACATGGTTCGGTAGTAGGTTTATAAATTTCTAGATTAGCACCTTCAAATAATACCTCAATAGGTTTATTTACTTTAATTTCTCCAACTGCTTGGCCTTGTTGATTATTTTTAGTATAAACTGAATTTAAGAATGTTTGTTTAGAATGTTCTGATGATACAAAATTAATATCCATTCTATTAATCCCCTCAACCCAACTATGATGAACAATTGTAGTTTCCATTCCTGCAGTCATTCCTATATTATATTTTCCTACAGGTTGGAATTCATTTGGAACTGTAATTTGCATCCAAATATCAGGTTTTTGGGTTAATTGAGGTTGATTATAAAGATAATTTTTTAAAAATCCCCATTCTTCTTCATGGTCTTTTACAAAACCCCAAGGTGTATTACCCCACCTTTGAGATAAAAGTTTAACGTCATATTTTCCAGATTTTACAATAGATTTAATAATATCTCTGGAACGAGCTCCATATCCTGAGTAGGTATCAAAGGGAGCTGATATGTAAAAAGTTGGTTTATCCATATAACTTGTTTTTTAATAAATTAATTCATGCATTAGTTTTTCTTCTGGGAGTTCTGTTACATTAATAAATTCAAATTTTTCTCTTGGTTTCCAAGTTTTAAATAACTTATCAACGTAAGTAATAACCCTATTCCCCATTTTTTCTCCTGTAAATCCTGCTTCATTACTTATAGACCACTCGTATCCTTCCATACCACATTCTTTACGTTCTTCAGGACTCATGTTATAAAGCTTCATAATTTGTTCAGCAGCATCTTCAGGTCTGCATCTATCATCCCAAATGTAAGGTGTAGGAGGAGAACCTTGTAATGAACGATTAGTAGGATATACTGGAAAAGCCCATTTACCATGTTTTTTATATCTTCCTGTATGGTTTGAAGGGATTTCTTTTGATGGTACAAACCAATTTCCATCCTCATCTTCAAAACGCATTTGATCTTGCATACCACCTGTTACATTAGCAATAATAGGAGTTCCTGTTACTAAAGCCTCAGTAAGTGAAAGACCCCAGCCTTCATTAGAAGTTAATAATATTTGGGCATCAGCTAAATTATACAACCTATTTAATTCTACAGGTGTTACTTTACCTGTGGAAAAAATTATATTTTTAGAGTCTTTACCAAATAAATAATCCCTAACAGCAACTAAATTAGTACCATGATCACTAACAGGTTCTGTGTGTAAAATTAAACGACACTTATCTGCTTTTTCTTTTGGTAACTTATCTAAGAAATATTTAAAAGCTAATAAAGTATCAGGAATTTGTTTTCTTCTAATATTTCTAGAATTAAAGAATAAAGTAAAGTCAACTTTATTTTTACCATAAACTTTTTCTCTTAGTTTTTTAAGATCTTCATCACCATTTTCTAAAGGATAAAAAATATTAGTATTAATACCATGGGGAACATACTCAATAATTTTATTTTTAGCTTTTTCACCTAATGCTAACTTATTAATTAAAACTGTTTGTTTAGAAATACCTAGCAAAACATCACAAGATTCATAATAAGGTTTATTGTAAAGAGGAACAGGAAAATCATCCCAAATATTTAAATAAATAATAGGAATAGTTTTTCTAATTTCATTTTCAATATCAAATAACCAAGTAAAATATCTAGGATCTGTAATTAAAAATATTGCATCTGGTTTTTCAACATTTATCATATTTCTAATAAAAGCAGCATCCCCATAACCATCAATAGGATAAATAATTACAGATGCATCATTAATACCTGCTGCTTCATTAGTAGCTTGATTAATATCAAATCTTTTACCTTTATCGGGGTGATTAATAGCACCTCCAATATTTACCCAATTATAGTGATGGCAAGTGTTAATAATTAACTCTTTACCTACATTTGCTACACCAGAAGGCATTCTGATGTCATCACAGATCAAAAGTATTTTTTTCCTTTGATCGGGTTTCAAATAACCATTTTTCATACTTTAAATTTAATTAAGGTTTTATTTCTAAATTATTGTGATTGTGAATTTCTTTTCTAAATTCATCTTTTGTAAGATATAAATGAATAGCTCGTTCTGCAAGTTTTTGGAAAGAAAATTTATGTCTAACACAAGCTACTTTAAATTCATCAAATAATTCACTATCAATTTTTACACTAGTTAATGATTGGTTTTTATCTGCCATAATCTTTATTATTTATTTATTTACACACATACATATATATTATTTTTCAAAAGTCGCTGGGCATAAATGAGTTTTATAAAAAGAACAATATTGACAATGGTTATTAAGTTTAGGTTGATGGTTTTTTTGTGAGTATCCTTCTTTTGTAAATACGGACTCAATAAATTCATTTAATTCTTTATCGGCTTTATTTAATTTAACTTTTCCTGAGGCTGGGGTAAATGTTTGTATTCTAGAAATTGGAAAATCACTTTCTTCCCATATTTTTCTTTTCACAATAAAAAATTCAATATTAATTTTATCTAAAGGAATATTAAATTGTTTTGCAAAGAATTTCTTATAAAGTATAAGTTGGAATTGTTTATTTTCGTCTTTTTTAGTTTTATCATGCCAACCCCGTGTAGATGTTTTAATGTCTATAATCTTGAAGGATTGCGTGGTTTCATTATATAAAACTACATCTAAATGACCTTGGTATATTACATTAGGGTATCGCTTATTAGGCGTTAAAATTACAGGCACTTCACACCCTACTAAATACCACCCACGTTTACTAAAATATTTTCCTCTTTTCTTTTTAAAAAAATCTAAAATAGCAATCCCATCTTCATAAAATTCTCTTAACTCTTCAGCTGAACTAAAATGGAGATTATTATTTTTTTTATAGGAAGAATTATATTCTTCCATTAATCCTTTTTTAAAGTGATCTTCAATATCAATTTTATCTGCCTCAGAAATACTTTTTTCATACATTATATCTAAATAATGTTGAAGAGTTTCATGTAAAGCAGTACCAAAAACAAAATAGATGGATTGTTCATCTATTTTATGTCCGTCTCTATATTGTAGTGACCATTTTTTAGGACACTGCTTATACATTGAAAATTGAGAATAAGAAATGCTTTTTTGAAAACTATAATTTATATTTATAGGTTCAAAACTTTTAATTTCTTTAATTATAGAAGGTATTTTTTTAGTCAAAACTTATTTTTTCCATTTATCTCTCATTACAAGCATAGCAATAAGCCCATAATTAGAAATATCAATAAAACTGTCCATCATTGTTTCTCCTGCTACATAATTTTTACCATCACGTTTTAACAGGTTTCTTAAACGATTTATTTTATCATTAATTCTAAGCCAAATACCTGTAATTGACAAGTGAATATCATAAGGATCTTCTAGGCTAGAACCCAAAGCAATATTTTCAATTCCATAATCCAACATTTTTCTAGCAAATAATTCGTATTGTTCTTGTTGAACTTTTTCAAATTCTTTAGATAATGTGGGGTAATTGGTTTTAAAATCTTTTATAGTTTGTTCTCTATCTTGAATTACAAAACTTACATCTTGATGTTTAGTCATATTAAATAACTTGTTTTTGGTCTAAATATTTTTCTATTGTTTCTAACCTTTCATCAGCATCAGCTAACATTCTAATTGCTTCTTCAGCATTTTTATAAAAATCTTCTGTTGAATGGTCTCCAATACCTGCTGGATGTTTTTCTAGTAATTCTAGGGTTAATAGTGCTTTAGTTTTATCAGCAATAGCTGATGTATATAGCATATTTTTTAATCGATTCATAATTTTGCTTCTTTTAACAACTTATTAGTTTCTTCTTCATTTAACCCCATTTCCCAAAGAATTCCTTTAACTCCATGTTTACGTAAAATATCAATATAATTTTCAGCTTCTCCAAGTGAACAATTAAAATATTCAGCTATGTATTCAGGAATTTGTTTTAAATTTCTTTTATTTTCGTTTTTTACGTATTTAAGCCATAGTTTTTTCTTTGGTATCATTTCTCGATAAATGGTGTAAATTTGTTGTTTATTTTGTGGATTAATCTTTTGAACATAATTTACAATATCAATATAACTTATATTC